TACAGCATCAAGGGCACGACGGACGTCCCCCAGCAGGTGGACAAGTCCAAGAAGGCCATGTCCGACTTCGAGCGCCAGACGGCCCAGGTGCAAAAGAAGTTCAGCGACTTCGGCAAAGACGTGTTCATGAGTTTCTTCGCCCCGATGGTCCTGCTGCATAGCGCCATCAATTTTGTCAGCGCCGCCATCGAGGCCCGCAAGCGCGAGGTCAAGGAGGCGTTGGACTTTGCGAGCACGGCCGAGGCTAAGCTCTACGCCAGCCAGCAGGAGATTGAAGCGGCCCAGCGTCGCAAGGACCAGCAGAAGGCCGAGGCTGATAAGAAGGTTGCCGAAGAGATGAAACTACAGGCCCGCATCCAATTTTTTAAGGAGACCCCGGAGGGCTTTGGCAAGGTCAGCGAAGTTCTTGCAACCAACCAAGCCATGCGGCAAGGACCTTACGGATCAATGGCGATGGGCGCAGGTATCATGCCCCAAAGCGTCGACCAAATTGCGGAGCGTTTGGCCCAATCGAAATTAACGCCAGAGCTGCAAGCGGCCTTCGACAAGTTCTTCGGCGCCTCGGCCGAGCAGCGTGCGGCCAAGAAGACCGAGGAAGACGGGGCCAAGGCTGGGGCTAAAGCGGCCGTCTTTGCCGAGGCCAACGCGACCTTCGGCGTGGGCAATTCGCCCCAGATGAACATTCTCAATCAGCAGGTCGAGCTGCAGAAGCAGGCCAACGAGTACCTGTCTGTGATCGCGGCGGCCGCTGGCGGACCGGGCGACTTTACCAAGGACCAGACGGGGGGCATGGCCTCCCAGGTCAACTACAAGGACTACACCAAAACCGCCTAACACATGGCAACTATCAACAAAGGCAACCCCCTCACCACCGAGGTCCTCCAGCCCGGCTACACTGTCCGCAACGACGGCTACGGACTATGGACTGGCCGATGCGTCTTCAAGGCCGACAAGACGATGACCGGCGCGGCGCTACCCGTGGCCCGAGGTGACCCTCACCCGGACGCGACTTATGCGGTGTTTATGTTCGCAGACAAGATTGAGGTGGTGCACGGCCCCAACAACATCATCACCATCAGCGTGGACTATGTTGGCATTAGCTTGGACGGATACGCGCTTGGCACGACCACCAACTGCAACGTGAGCGGGGCGGTCAGCACGACTTCGGAACCTATCGAGACACACCCCAATTTCTTCCAGGTTGTTATTGGGACTGAGGAAATCGCCGGCGTGGGCACGGGTACTGTCACGGCTCCGATCTACGAGGCCAGCACGTTCAAGGCAAAGACCAGCGACGCTGGCACCTTGTACAAGGGGGCTAATGGGGCGCACTTCACCCAGAAGACGGGTGGCCAATTCGTCGGCTTCCTCGACCCGCAGTTCCCGCTGTACTACGGCCGCAAGTCCTACCTTTCTCCGCAGACTGGTTTCTCTGGCGTCATCTACACCAACGACTCCACCATCGTCGAGGACATGCGGGTAGCCGTTGGGCGTTCTTCGTCTACGCTAGACTGGAACGCAAACCTGCCAGAGCTTCTCCCTGCGTACCTGGGTAGCACTTGGGTGAGCGAGCCAATCCCGCCAGCGGCTACGGGTCAAAATCAGCTCCTGCTGGCCAGCGTTAACTTTGAGGACTTCGGCCTAGATACTTACAAAATTAACTACACGATCCGCTTCTCGGCCGAAGGTTGGGTTGAGGCGGTCAACCCGGCTCTCTGATGCAACCTGGCAGCGGCTACAGCATCGTAAGCGGGCAGGCCGGAACCTCCCTGACCATCGACGACCCGCAGCTGGCCGGCGACCCGGAACAGTTCCGCGTGACCATCATGCCGACGGGGTACGGCTACGGCGTGCAAATCCGCAAGGGGTCGGTGCTTTGGTGCAGTTATGAGAACGCCGACGCTTGGGTATTTCGCACGTTAAGCGGGCAAATCCAAAAGTTCTTTTCCTTCCCTACTGGAAGCCTAACTGTCGGCCCCTTTGCCGACCAAAAGGACAGCCCGCTGATGGAAAAGGGCGGATATGTTCAGATCCAACCGGCGAGCGTTGAGGGTGGGTCTGACAACTGGGGCGTTTATCTGCTTGGGTGCGGTGGTAATAATACGGATCCATTCAGCCCTTACATCGGCATCTTTGCAGATGGTTCGGACGCCGAGGTAAAGACCCGTTATTTCAACGGCGTCAGCGACCAGATTATTGTGTACAACGTGCGGGAACTGACCTCGGTTAATGTTGAAACTTTTGAAGGGCCTTTAAATATCACTATTAGCGCGTGCAGTACGCCTGCCCAGTACAACCACAACTGCCAGCGCTACAAGGTGGCAACCCTTACCTGGGACAGCAGCACCTTCGTCGTCCAGCAGCACCTGCTAGGCCAGACGACTATCCCCTACCCGGTAAATTATCATGGCGACTTCTGCTACCTCGCCGAAGACGGCCCTCCCATCTGGCAAGGTTCCCCCGAATATGGCCCGCAGTTGGAGGACTGGTTTGGGGATTGGACAGGGTACACTAAGGATTATAGCACCTCCCCTGTGCAGGCTTAACCCCCGCCCAAGGTTAAGAAGATGAGCAACACTGTGACCTTCAAGCGCGGCACGACCTACTCGGGGACTGTGACCTACACCCCGGCGGCCGGCGGCCCCGCGAACCTCCTGTCCACGACTGTCACGTCGGACATCATCGACGCCGTGGGGGTGGTCTACCCCTGCACGATCACGATGGCGGTCAACGGCCTGTCCTTTGTGGCCTCCCTCCCGGCCTCGACCACGTCAGGCTTTGCCCTTGGCAGCGCCCGCAGCGACATCAAGTTCGTCTACGGCGGCACGACCTTCTTCTCTGACACCTTCCGACTGACTGTCATCGACCAGGTGACGAACTAAGCGATGTCCTCCATCTCCGTCTCTTCGCTGGTTCTGGGCTCCCTGACTGTGGAGGTCGACGGGACCGACAGCACGCTGGCCCTCTCGGTGCTGGCCACGGCGCCGGCCAGCTTGACGATTGAGCTCGGGACTCCGGGCGCTACGGGCGCTGCGGCCACCATCGCCGTCGGCACGACCACGACCCTCTCCCCTGGGGCGGCGGCCACTGTGGTCAACGTGGGGACGACCTCTGCGGCCACCCTTAACTTTGGCATCCCCTCTGGCCTGACTGGTGCGACGGGCAGTCAAGGCCCAGCGGGCACGGCGGCCACGGCCACGGCAGGCACCACGACGACGGGTGCCCCGGGCTCCTCGGCCTCGGTGGTCAACGCCGGCACGACCAGCGCGGCAGTGTTCAATTTTACAATCCCCCGAGGGGACGTTGGGAGCACCGGGGCCACTGGGGCCACTGGCGCTACGGGTGCCACGGGGGCCGGCGTGGCGGTTGGCGGCAGTACGGCGCAAGCCTTGGTTAAGGCGAGCGGGGCCGATTACGACACCACGTGGGCGACCATCGTCCCGGGTGACCGCTACCTGACGACCTCGACGACGTCGCTGACGATTAACAACGGCAACAAGACCCTGACTGTGGGGACGGGCCTCTCGTACTCGACGACCCAAAACGTGACAATCGCCTACGACGCGGCGAACCATATGCACGGCGAGGTGCTGACGTACAACTCCGGCACGGGTGTGATGACTGTGGACGTGAACCACAAAACGGGATCGGGCACGTATGCGGCTTGGGTGGTCAACGTGGGCGGCGTGACCCCTGTGACCTCGACCACTTGGGGAAGCATCACCGGGACGCTCTCGACGCAGACCGACCTCCAGACGGCGCTCGACCTCAAGTCCAACCTGGCCAGCCCGACCTTCACGGGCGTCCCTGCCGCCCCGACGGCCACCGCCGGCACCAACACGACCCAGCTCGCCACGACGGCCTTCGTGACCGCTGCGGTCCCGGCGTTTGCGACCATCGCCGAGACTCGATCGGGAACCTCGACGACGACTTCAATCCATCCTCGGGATCTTGCCTGGTCGCGTCAGTCAAACTCCCACCGCTCGCTCACGCCTTCGGTCGGTCAATTCACCTCGACGACGACCGGGGCCGGGGCCGGCGGTCAGGTCGGCATTTTTCAGCGTCAATCGTATTGCACCGGCGTCGGCACGCATAATTATTCAACGCGCGTCGCCGCTTCGCATTTTAACATGGGGCTTTATGTTGGCACCGGCCCTGCTGCTAACAATTCTCAGTTAAATTATTCCGGCCTCATCTGGATTTCGGCTCGCTGGTATTTGGATATGGCGACGGCAAACAATACTGTCCGAACGAAGTTTGGTCACGGCTACGGGGCGTCCGTTACAGGCAATCTCAATAACCGCGGCTTCGGAGTAAAGGTTTCGAACCGAGGTGGCGCGCTTGTCCTATGCCATCACAACGGGACGACCTACACGGAAACGACCTCGTCCTTCACGCCTGCACAGTATGAAGTGTTCGACTGGGACATCATCAGCCAAAGCGGAACAGTCACTCTCTATGTCAATGGATCGTCAGTCGCATCGTCTTCGACCAGCGTCCCGTCTGGTCTTCAAGGCTCGGATTTTGGCTGGCAGTCGGAAAATGTAACTGTGACTTCTAACACCTATACATCTGTCATTAACGAGTTTGCCGGAAACATCTTTGCAACCGCCTAAAATGCCGCCCTTCACCTACCGCGTAACAGTCGCTTTCGACTGGCCCAACTGGCCCTTCATCTATGAACGGCTCTTCGGCAACGTCGCCCGTGTCTACTCGCAGACCTGCGACAGCCACAACGTCGGCCTATTCGGCTTTGATTCTGCGCAGACCCCCGCCGACCTCGGCCCACTCGTCAAAGTGGAATTGGTCGTCGGCTAACTTTATCTCATGCTATACGTCATCTCCACTACGCTCGCCCTCCTGGGCGGCTTCGTCTGCGGCCTCCTCGTCGCCCGCAAGCACGCGGAACGCCTGAAGGCCAGCGAGGCCGAAGGTCGCAAGCTGCTCGACGCCCTGAAGGGCAAGTAAGTCAATGCGCCTTCCCCTGGTCATCGCGCTCCTCGCCCTGACCGGGTGCTCGACGACCACGCCCGACACCGCCGGCACGGGGACGCCATCCGCCGACCTCGGCACCTTGGGCACGCAAATCGACAAGTCCGACCAGCGGGTCGCCGCCGCCGTGACTGTCGCCCGCGAGAACGCCGACAAGCCCGACGTCGTCAAGGCCGAGACTGGCGTGGCGCTGGCCTACCTCCCCAAGCCCGACGCCCAGACGCTCGACTACGTCCGCAACCGCGTGGCCCGAGCCAACCCTGAGGAATACAAGCGGGCCGAGGATGCTGGCCGGAAACTCCTCGCGGTCATCGACGCGAACTTCGCCAAGGCCGAGGCCGATGCCCTCAAGAACAAGGCCGCGCTGGACAACGCCAACCGCCAGATCACGGCGCTCAAGGCCGAGGTCGAGTCCGTCCGTACCGAGGGCATCCGTAACGCCTTTGCCGTCGGGGCTGGTATCTGCTTTCTTGCGGCCCTTGCGATGGGGCTCCTCGGCCAGTACCTGCGGGCCAGCGTGGCCTTCCTCGTCGGCGCCGGCATTGGCGGCCTGCCTTACCTGTTCGCCTCCCCTTACTTCCTGCCCGGGGTGGGTGGGCTCGTGCTCCTGGTCGTGGCCCTCGTGTGGCTACACATCCGCAAACGCCCCTGCCCCGATGCCCCGCAAGAAAGCCAAGGTTAAGGTCATTTGGCGGCCGCTTGGAAAAGAGCGTGCCTGGGGACAGGCCACCACGGACCCCGCCCACCCGGTCATTGAAATTGATCCCAGGCTCTCGCCCCGGCGTGAGCTCGAGACGCTCACCCATGAAAGTCTGCACCTCGCCTTCCCCGAGATGAGCGAGAAGGAAGTGGACCGCGCCGGCAAAGTGGTGTCGTCCGTCCTCTGGCAGGAGAACTACCGCCGCGTGCTGCAGGGCAAGCACACCACCCCGGTCCGCATCTCGTGAGCGCCGCCCCTATCAACCCCGACGACATCGGGCCCGAAATGAAGCAGGCCGGCATCGCCGGTCTTCTGGGCATGATGGGCATGACTGTGAAGATTATCCTGACCGACGAGAAGCTGAGCATCGGCCGCGTCATCGGCCACCTCATCGTTGCCTGCGCCGTGGCCATCCTTTCGGGGTTTGCCCTGGAGGAGTACATTCCAAACAAGAAGATGCTCTGGGCCTTGAACGGCCTGTCCGGCTACATGGCCCTGCAGATCGTGGCGTGGGCGGAAGACACCGCGAAGAAGAAGCTGCAGGCGACGCAGGCCGGCATCGTCGGCAAACCGAAGAAGGAAAAGACCAATGCAAAACGAGCAGCCAAGCGTAAGCGCTGACACGAACCTGCTGTGGGCGGTGGTGCTCCTGACCTTTGCGTCGGGGGTGTCGGCCCTGGGCTCGGCGTGGATTTGCGAGACAGTCCTCTCGGCCTTCGGCAATTCCCAGACCATGGCCCTCATCATTGTGGACGGGGGCAAGCAGCTGAAGAGCGACGACGCAAACCTGGAGCGCCAACTATCGACGGCCACGCTGGCCCTCCAGACCATCCGGGACTTCGGGTGGGCGTTGGCAATCGGGTCCTTTGCGGTGCTGGGTGCGGTGCTGGTGCGGGTCTTCTATCGTCCCCGGGCTCAAAAGGCTTCCTAGGGCATCCTAGACCCCTTGGCGGGGGCATTTAGGGGCTGGGTGCGAGTATACAAAAGGGAGGGGATAAGCCCCCCTTTGTAACCTTTCCAATTCTTTTGCCTTGCAACCTTGGCAAAGGTGTTGCCTACTCATCCCCGTACCCACCAACCAAGCCATGACTACCCAAGCCCAGCTCGTCAACAACCACAACGAAGCCAAGAAAACCTTGGCCGCCTGCAAACTGCGTTTCCTCGACGCTGAGGAAACCCTCAGGAACTCCGACAACAAGCGCCAAGCAATCCAGGAGTGGAGCGCCGCGTACCACGCTCATGCGCTCGCCGAGGAAGACTTCTACGCCACCAAGGACTTGGCCTACCCCCAGCCCGACATCGAAGTCACGTCCAGCCACGTGATCGTGCGCCGCCTCGGCTCGTCCAACCTTTTCAAGGCCGAGCAGATCGTCAAGGAGCGCCACGCTGCCGGCGACCTCAAGTTCACCCGGGTCTTCCGTGGTGAGGCCGCTCGCATCGCCCGCCTTGAGGCCGCTGTTTTGGACATCTAATCAACCCCCAACAAATCCCAAAGCCATGACTACCCAAGCCCAGCTCGTCACCATCGTCGAAAAGCCCAGCGTGCTCCTCGCCCTCGCGGCCATCGTCGAAGAACAGGTCCGCAACCTCCACCAGATTGAAGCCAAGCGCAACGCCGGCCTGTACACCGACAAGGAGTCCTTTTGCGAGGACCTCGAGGACGCCAACGACTCCCACATCATCGCCTGCGTGGCCTACCACGCCGCCCTGCAGCTCATCAAGGGCAAGCGCATTAACAAGGAGCAGACCAGCACCCTGCGGGCCGCGCTCGGCGTGGCCGGCTCCCTTTAATCCCCCAACCCAACAACAAGCCATGAAACTCATCCTCGCCCTCCTCGCCGGCCTTGCGCTGGCGGCCTACATCCTCGCCCTCGCCGACGGCCCCAGCCTTCTCGAGATCATCGACAACCCGAAGTTCTAATTTCCTACCATGCCCACCCCCAACAAGCCCAAGGCCGAACTGGTCGCCGACAAGGCGATGGTCGAGCTGCTCACGCGCAAGGTCCACGCCTTCCGCACCGCCCCGCGTCCCTCCAAGGACGACTACACCTACATTCGCGGCCGTGGCTCCTATGCTCTCTACGGCATCGACCACGCCCGTGGCCAACTGGTCGTGCTGGCCAGTGAACCCACCTCCAGCGACTTCAACAAGTGCGTGACCGCCAAGGCCAAGGCCGACGCCGTTGCCCGGTACGATCAGGTCGTCGAGTACCGCGACAGCGGGTCCACATCCAACCCCAAGGTCACCATCCTCTGCTGGAGGGCCGCCAAATGAGCAACCTCGGCAACCCCTCCCAGGAAGTCCAGACCCTCATCGTCGGCATCGGCTACGCCCGGGACCGCGTCCTGCAGGGCGACTGGACCCCGAAGTACGCCAACGAGCAGGTGGCCCAGCAGGCCAGTGAGGCCGAGCAGATGCTGGTCTTCTTCGGGTGCACCGACGTGGACCTCTACGCCCATCTCTCCCCCTCCGGCCGTGCGCTGCTCAAGTGGCGCTACCGCGACAAGGACGGCGAGCTCTTCACCGGCACCCTTCACCCGACTTGCCAGTCGTGAAGCCCCTGCTCTTCCTGCTCGCATCGGCCACCTGCCTCCCCGCGATCACTCCCGCCCAGGTTGACGCCATCATTCAGGTCGAGTCCGCCGGCAACCCCCGAGCCATCGGCAGATTGGGCGAGCGTGGCCTGTGTCAGTTCTTCCCCGCAGCTTGGTCCGATACCTCCCGCTGGCGCCGTGCCCACGGCCTGCCGACCTACCCCTACACGCTGGCCCTCGACCCAATCGCCGGCCACGAGTACGCCACCTCTTGGCTAACGTACAACGAGGAGCGCCTGACGCTGGCCCTCGGCCGCCGCCCGACGATCGGCGAAGTCTACGCCGCCCACCAACTAGGCTTTGCAGGCTTCAAGGCGAAAGGGTTTGACCTCTCCCGCTGTCCGTCCATCACTCGGGTCGTCGTTGCCCGATTGGCGAAAGCGACCCGCACCAAATGAACAAGCCCTTGCTCGTCGCCGTGGACCCCGGCGTTTCCGGCGCCATCGTCACCTACCACGACAACCTCGGGCTGGAGTCTTACAACATGCCCGGCACCGATTGGGAAGTCTGCAAGCTAGTGGCCGACATCTCGACGAAGGCCAACAAGGTCGTCCTGTACCTGGAGGAGCCCCCGCTCTACGCGGGCCGCAACATCCCCGGCTCGGCCATCGGGAAACTGATGTGGAACACCGGCGTCCTTTACGGCGCCGCCGTGGCCTGCGGATGGGAGGTCCACCGCGTCCGCCCCGCGATCTGGCAGAAGGCCCACCCCGTCGGCACCAAGGGCGACCTCTCGACCACCGCTTGGAAGAACAAACTGAAGGCCCGCGCCGGCGAGCTGTATGGTTCGGTGGCCGGCATTAAGGTGACGTTGGCCAACGCCGACGCCCTGCTAATTTTAGACGCCGCCATGCGTGGCGCCATTAACTAACTTTCCCACCTATGAAACAACCCATCCCCGTCAACGAGCAGACCACGCAGTCCCTGGTCACGCCGCCCGTCCCCATCAAGGAGACGCGCTACATCATCCTGCACGACGGCACTGTCGCCGCCCGCCTCAAGCCCCGCCGCAAGGGCAACATCAACTACTGGTCCCTTTCCGTGAACGGCCACCTCAAGGTGCTCAACCAGCAAAGCATCGACGACCTCGCCGCCGGCAAGTAACCTTTCCTTGCACCCATGAGCAAACAAGCCACTGACGCCAACGCGGACTTCGTCGCCGCCCTCAACGCGCTGGAGAACGTCAGCGCGAACAAGTCCAACCTGGCTTTCAAGGGGTCGAAGTACGTCTCCCTCGACCAGCTGCTCGACGCCGTAAAGCCTGTCCTAGCCTCCCACAACTTTGCCCTGACGCAGATCGTGCGGACCCAGACCGACGGCCGCATCGGCGTGGTCACGGCCTTTCGCCACCGCGACGGCACGACCTTTGAGGGCGGGGACCTCTTCATCCGGGCCGACGGCTTAGAGCCCCAGAAGATTGGCGCCGCCCTGACCTACATCCGCCGGCAGTCTATCCAGACGGCCTGCTGTGTGTCAGTAGACGCCGACCTAGACGGGAACGGGCTCACGGCCTCCCCCGCCATCAAAACGCCTCAGGCGGCCAGCCAGACCCCTCAAACCATCCGCCCGTCGGGATACCTCGCCCACCCCGAGGCCGCCGTCCGCG